TTAAGACTGAGGATATCCCAATAGGGCTACACGCCTTTGAACTTCTGTCACCGTGTCACCGGATAATAGTGAGTCTCCAGGACGTGACCTCTATCGAGGACACTCCAGAGACCCGCGTCGACCTCTTGGAAGACGAGAGTCTTTTGGGAGGCGCCGTGCTGATAACGATCCGCGTACGACGTTCACGAAGAAATTCGTTGTCGTCGTAGTGGCCGTTGTCAACGCGATTTACCTGGTAAGTGAGGTCTTCCTATCTGCCATACATGCAAATGTATGCTAGAAAGGTTGACTCTGTGAACTCAGCAATTGCTGGTAGGGATATCACTAAACGGTGGAAGGTTTGTTACCTTCTACTTCGTGATTACCCCTACTTCGTTGCTGTTTGAGCTTGACGTGAGCTAGGCATTGCCCACCTCTGATAAGGAGGGGACATGAAAAGGCTGACGTCACTCTGGTCCGTAGCAGCTCATGAAATGGCTGCTAGATGTTGCACCAGCGCCACTCTCGACGTAAAAACCGTCGAGAGTCGAGTTGAACACGAGGGGCTATCGTTTTTGGCGATAACCCTGGCGAACTTTGGAAAAGTCATCCAAAAATGGCTAGACCAAGGTTTCGTCGACTCATCTGATGTACCTTCCTTTCGCAAGGCAGGTCCACAGAGCAAGCTCCCTGCATTTCTGCAAGGTTTTTGCAGTCGTGTGTTCGACCCTTGTAGTGGCGCACTACTAGAACATCCGGACGTCGAAGCAATCTCTGCTATCCTTCAGCTAACGCTGATGTTTAGCAAGATCGCCCTCCCTAGGCAATCCAGCAATGGTATTGCCGGCTCGGTTGTAACGCCGAGTCGTGAGAGGCGAGCGATGTCCGAATATGTTCAGTGTGAGCAGGAAGTCAAGTTGTCTGACTCTCTACTTGATCCCCAATATCTGGAGGATTTCCGTAGAGTCTCAGGCGTGCTATACGGTAAGGCTTTCGATTGGATGGAGAAAACTCTGTCCTTTCAGAAGCTCTACCCGAAGCACGGTCCAGGCGCTGTCGCGGATCGTCTTAGCAGTAATGCTAAGTACAATTCGCGTACCTGGACCACCAGACTCGAGTCGGTTTTTCCGGCTCGAGACTACCTAGTACCAAACGCGCATTCAAATGCGTGTGATAAGTCGACCCGCTGTTTTAGCGAGTCGGCGACTATGCACTGTTATAGTGCACGGTCTACTAGGTTTGACTTCCTCGAACCCGGTTCTGAGATACCCGTTAGGGTTATCACAGTTCCTAAGACGCTCAAGGCACCTCGTATCATTGCTATTGAGCCAACCTGCATGCAGTATATGCAGCAGGCGCTCTTTCGCTTGATACATGATGGGATCAAGAGGTTTTACCCCCTCTCTTCCATGATCGGAATCGATGACCAAGACCCTAATCGGGAAATGGCT